GTCTGGTTGAATATAATCTTTAAGAACATTTGGATCATTACTAATCTTCATTAAGTTTTGCCTAACCTTAGCTCTTTGAATTATTCTAGGTATTCTTTTCTTAATATTCTCAGGCTTTAACTCATCACAATTATCTGCATGATAGACTCTAAATTCTTTCTCATTTACATAACAAAGATAAACTGGAACTTCAAATACTGAATAATAGAAATCAACTTGTAATAAATTATGGGGTGATGGTCTGTCAGGTAATTTACCTGGAAACCAAGACCTAGTTCCATCCTTTTTAACAATACCCCTTCTTGGCATTTTACATTTATCTTCAATGATAACGTTATCTCCTTTTAAATCTATGTAGCCATGAACAGGAATATTGATACCATCAAACCATTTAAAAGCTTCTACCTCTGGTTTACATTTATCATAACCAGGAATAGTTTGGTGAGCCTTATGACAGTTAGCAATCATTAAAGGTACTATGCTTTTATAGTAACTTAATTTCTCTTGGTCATCAGGTGTAAGTGCAACTAGTTTATCTAGTTTATCTTTTACAGGAACAAACATTATAATTTACCTTCTATGTTATCTATAGCTTCCTCAAAAGCTTTATTAAAAATATCTGCTTCTGTTGGCTTGTCTGCAAATTGAGTATCTTGTAAAAAATAAGATATAGGTTTTTTTAGATATTGACCAATTTCAAATAATCGAACTAAGGGTATTCGGTTTTCCCCTTTTTCATATTTTTGAATTTGTTGAAACGTAGTATTAACTGCTTTAGCAACTTTAGTTTGAGTAATTAAAAATTGCTTACCAGTAAATTGATTGATATTAGTTTTTCTAGCTTCTTTTATTCTTTTACCAATAGCTCTGTAAAACTCTATATCTTTCTTAAACACATTTGGCTTGTCTTCTTTCATTTTGTTTCCTTCCTTTAATTTAGAGTATAAAATCCCTAAGTAGTTTATGCAACTTTTTGTATATGCTAATTAAGCATATAAAAATCTAGCGTCTTTATTTTCAGCTTCAACTATTCTTCTATATGTTTTAATATAGTTTTTCATAGCATCTAGAGTGTGAACACATTGTCTTCTGTTCTTACCATTCATTATTTCTTTATGGTTTTTCTCTAGTTTTTGATAAAGCCTAATATTGCTATTACTTAGAGCCATCATTCTCCTCATTGACTATTTTTATATTTGCCTTCAAAAGTTTGCTGTCAATGATATTTACTTTTGCAAACTCAGTAGGCATTCTTTGATCATGTGCTTTTTTAGTTGCTTCTTCAACTGTTGCACCATCAAAAAATTCTTCAAAATCAGCTGCTACCTCTAAACTAGATGTCTTTAAAACTTTAATCATTTAAAACCACATTTCTGCTATAACCTGCATAATCTCTTTTAAGTTCTTGTCGTTCCTCTAGTTTATCAATTAGTACACTAACTGAATTTTTACTCTTATATCCCATCTCACTAGCCATTTCTAAAAAGGTCGGCATATATCCATGTTTTGTACTATAATTTTTAATAAAATGCAATAGCTTCAACATTTTTGGAGTCATAGGTCTTTTACCTCTTTGTTTTATTTTCATCTACTACCAACCTTCTCAATAATTCTGTGTACCCATTAATATCATCAAATGAATCAGCTTTATATTTATCTGATTGCATAACTCTCCAACATTTTAAAAAAATCATAAATAAACCAAAGAACTTTAAAGGAACTTTAACTGTTTTGTTATTATGAATTGTTAAATATTTCTCCATCATACCAACCATTGCATAGCTAGTGTGATCGAAATGACCATAATCACCTTGTTTTTCATGTAATAATTTATCTAAATTATTCATAAATTTTATATTATTATCTGACATAATTCCCTTCTGTATCTTTACACCAATGAGCTGCTACTTGTTTATTTTTGTATCTAACACCTATTGGTAAATAATCTATTGTTGTAACCTTTTCTAATCTATCCTGGCAAGTTGTAGAGGAACTACCAAAAGGAACTGTAACTTTTTCAATAGTCCCATCTACAAAAAACATAAACAGAAAGATAAATTTCACTAATTAAAATGGAATTTCTTTACTTTCTGCTTTAGGTTGCTTAGGTTTATATTCATTCTTATAACCAGAAAGAATAGTACCTGCATCATTTAACCAACCGATTAAACCTTTTTGACCACCTGCTTCAGGGTAATTCATCTCACCAGTAAACTTGTCATCACCTTTAAAGATAACTCCAACTTGTGCAAATACTTTTACAAATCTAGTGTTACCATCTTTAGATTGACCTTTTACTCCTAAGATTGTTCCTTTGTTACCATTGTCTAATGTAACATTTCCTGAAAAATCTAATTTAATAGCTCTTTCATTACTTGCATCAAATGGGAATAATACCCAATCTTTTTGCTTAGCACTACCATTGTTGTCTGTTGACATTGTTTTGTCCTCCATTTTTCTTTATTAGTTGTTGTTGTTGTTCGAATAATTTTTCAATTTTTTGATCTGAATTATTATTCTTTTTCCAATCAGAGTATAAAGCGGTCAACTTTGTTTCGGTTGTTTGCTTTTTTATTTCATTCTCAATTGAATTGGTTTTGTTATTACTTTGAGTAGTTGTATTTTGATTATTCAAAGCATTAACTAATTCTTCTGCACTAGCATATTCTGAACCAGATAATCCAAATGCTGCCAAACATCTTCCAAGAGCTGAACTAGAACAATTTTCTAATGCACTTGTTTTATTGATGAATGAAGAATTTCTAAACTCCTCTGCTGTACCTACTGCATAAATTGTATCTGATATATAAAGTTCAGTTTTAACAATTACTCTTTCGGCATCATGGAATAAAACTTCTTCATTAAATCTAGCTTCTGGAAAATATTGTAATAAATGTTTATGTCTTTCATTTACTGTAGAATATTTCTTTCCTTTAATATTTACAGTTGGAATGTTTATTAAATTCTCTAAACACTCTTTACGTCTTTCTTTAAAGCCGCCTTTACTTTTTTCTTCTGCTACTGTCTTTTTTACTGTCGTCATTTTTATTGTTTCCTTCCTTTTGTTATTAATTTTAGACTCCACACATTCCTTCACATTCATTGTTAAACATATCTAATTGGTTTTCATCTGGATTAAAATTTACCTCATCTAAAGGTTTACAACTTTTATGAGTATAATTTTTAATGTTTGAATTTCTACTTATATCTCTAATTTCCTTATCAAGTTCTACAGCGTCAGCAAATTCTTCTGGTCTTTTAGTTTTCATAAAATGCCAATACTTATCATCATGGAATGGACAAACTATACAAGCTGATTTTTCTGGTAAAGGTATTTTATTTTTAGTTAAATAATTAATACAATCTTGTCTTGACATATTTGCTTCAATCAATGGGTGTCTGTTAAGTATGTAAGGGTCTCTTGCTGGTTTCATTCTTTGAATTTCGTCTTTTGAAATACCAATCCATTGCTCAACATACTTATCTTTTGGAAAATGTTTTTTATATCCAACACCACAAAGTTCTCTAATCTTTTTTTTTATGGGTTGAATTTTATAATCATTTGTGCATTGACGCATAATCATACCTTTTTTACCTGTAATAGTTTCTTGGGTAAAAAATGGTGCTACAACAAAATCTGTTGTTCCTCTTGCAGCTATCATATCATCTCTAATATTTCCTTTTGAAACAGTATAGATTGGATAAGGTAAAACTTTCTTTAAAAATTCTAAATATCTATAAACAGCTTTAGGTTCATAACCTGTGTCTGCAAATATTGCACAATCTGGTCTTGGTAATTCGCCACTAGCTGCCATTAAAGCCATTGTAGAACTTTGAACACCAGCTCCTAAACTAATTACTACTAATGCTTTTTTTCTATTCTCATCTATCATTTTAATACCTCTATCTTTTTAACTACTGATCTTGGAAATACAGTTATAGTTCCAACAGTTAGCTTATCCCCATCAAAAGAATATGATGTAAATATCTTAACCATCTTATTATCTTTACTAAATAAATAACCGGTATCTTCACACCAAGAATAAGTTAGTTTCTCAACATCTTCTAAACTATCATACCAAGATGGATCAGTTACAATATCTTGCCAAATTATTTTAACTCTTTTATATTTAAATTTTGGCTTCGTACCAAGCGTCATATAAATCCTTTATGGTTACTTTATTTTTAGTTATCTCTACTATTTTCTTAACCATTTCTGGATTAGGAAATCTTTTAACTTTAGCAGTTAAACACCAACGATTAACAGATGTACCCGGATTTTGTCCATCAAGTCCCAGCATTTGTCCAAAGACATAATAGGATAGTTTTTTCTCTTTTCTATATTCTTCAAGTGTCATAATTCCTTTCTTTGTTTATCTATTATAGAGGTATATATTATATATTTTATTTGACAAGATAATAATTTAGTTTATAAGTGTTTAAAAAAAAGGAACTTATGAAAACTCAAGAAGAACTAATACAAGAAGCGTTTGCTTTTTATAATGGGGGTAAAGGATTGGACCATTGGTCTTACAGTTCTACATCATCACCATTCTCAAAAAATATAATTAACTATTCTTTTCCACAAGAGGTAAGAAGAAATTTTGTATTTAGATACAAACCATCATTTGGAAATTTAGTTAATAACACAGTTCAAAAAATGATAGCTGATGTTATCTATACAACTAAAACAATAAAACAAACTGCGTTCACAAAAGAAGAAAGAGATTATAAAACAGCATTTGAAAGTGAATTAAAAATTATAAAAGATAAACCACCGGTAGACGCAAAGGATGAGTTTGCCAGAGAAGAAATGCAACAGTACGCACACGATTGTATTGGTGTAACTAAAAAGGTTGTGCAAGATATAATTGGTAAAGATAAATTAGTTTGCGAGAGATACGTTGAGCATAAAGAAATGACAATGATAAAACCTATCATTGGTAGAATTGATTATGAAAGCAAAACTAAATTTATAGAACTTAAAACTAAACCACCTAATATTAGAAAAGTTAAAAACAAAGAGGAATGGAATATGAGTTCGCAACCAATTCCAAGTGAGCCTACGTTTGATAACTTAACCCAGACTTCGTTTTACTATATGTGTACTAAGAAAATACCATTCTTAGTTTATACTAATGACAAAGATCATATTATCTTTGACCAATCACATGAGTTAATGAAGAAAGACCATCTGGAGCATCTCTATTTTAAAATGATAGAGAAGATTTTATTTTGGGAAAAGATGATTATGTTTTGCAAGGGTAATATACAAGAACTTGCAATGATGTGTGAACCACCAGATTTAAGTCATCCATTTTATTATAAAGACTTAGCACCAGAACAACTACAATTAATAACTAACCTATGGGGAATGAAACATGAATAAAAAAAATATATACCAAAAATTGCACTCGGCTTGTATTGAAGCTG